AAGTCATCCAGAACCAAATGCAACAGATCTTGATGGTGTGGAAATGATTCATTCATGGGATGAACATAAACTAAGATTTGTTGGTCGTAAAAACATAATACCTCACCCACCTTATGATCAGCAGACTCTATATGCATGGGATCCTGATACTGGAACATGGTCAGATAGCGGCTTTACATTTGCACAATTTATAGATTTAAATTACACAGGAGATTAATTATGACAACTAATAACAGATTAAACGGCGGAGTTATAGGAGCACCAGTTGAAAATTCAGGTGTTACTCCAGCAGAACAAACAGTTTTTAATTCTTCTGGTACTTGGACAAAACCAGCTACAGCTTCAGCTGTAGATGTAGTGGTATGCGCAGGCGGAGGAGGCGCTATGGGAGATAGTGGCGCCGGTGGCGGAGGCGGAGGTCTCAGGGAAGCTACAGGAATTCCTGTAACAGGACCAGTTGCTGTAACAGTCGGTCAAGGTGGTAGTGGCGGAACAAATAGTGGAGGTTCACAAGGAACTGATTCAATTTTTGCAACAACTTTTTCACCAAGTGAAGCAACATTTTTATCGACAGGTGGTGGTAAAGGAGGAAGAGCTGCAACTGACTCTGGAGGACAAGGAGGATCAGGTGGTGGCTCATCTGGAGCAACAGGTACTGGAAACGTACCTCCATTTTCACCCCCTCAAGGAAACCCAGGAGGATCTAGTCCGAATGGTCGAGGCGGTGGCGGCGGTGCTGGTAGCTCAGGATCAGGTGGATCAGGCGGTAGTGGAGCAACAACAACTTTACTAGGACCTGGCACAACTTTATCTGCTGGAGGTCCGGCGGGTTCTGGACAATCTGGTGGAGCAAACACAGGTAACGGAGGCACTGGAAACCAACCTCATGGATCTTTTGGAGGATCTGGAGGATCAGGAAAAGTAGTTGTTCAAGTTCCTGCAACACCATTTGCTTTTTACGGATCTGGTGTTTGGGACATGCAAGCACTTTATACTTATGTTAAAGCTGACGAGTGGTCTTAATTTTTTAAAATTGATTTACATCAATTCTTAATCTTATTCTTTACAATTTTATTTAAATCAATTATATTCTGTTAATACAGTATGATTGGGTTAAAAAATTATTATTGGTACTTTAAGGAAGTAATTCCTAAAAATGTTTGTGATGATATTGTAAAATATGGAAACTCTAAAGTATTAGAACAAGGTTTAATAGGAAGCATAGATAAAACAGCTAACAATGAAGAAATTAGAAAATCTGAAGTTTGTTTTTTAGATGATCAATGGATTTATGATTTAATATTACCTTATGTTCATATAGCTAATAAAAATGCAGGTTGGGGTTTTGATTGGAATTGGTCTGAATCTGTTCAATTTACAAAATACAAACCTGATGAATTTTATACTTGGCACTCTGACGATCTGCCGACACCTTTTGGTGAAAAATCTCATCCTAACTATAGAAATAAAGTTAGAAAACTGTCTGTCACTGTAAATCTTACAGACCCCAATGAATATACTGGTGGTGATTTTGAAATAGACCTTAGAAATAATACAGAGGGTAGACAAATTATTACTTTAGATCAAATAAAACCAAAAGGATCTATATTAGTATTCCCTTCTTTTGTAACTCATCAAGTAAGACCCATAAGAACTGGAGAAAGAAATTCTTTAGTTATTTGGAATTTAGGACCTCCATGGAAGTAATAATTGTATTAGGTGGTGGAAGTGCTGGTTGTATGACGGCTTATACTTTAAAAAAATTATTTCCAGAAAAAGAAATAATAATGTTACAAAGTAAATCAATTCCAATTATTGGTGTAGGGGAAAGTACACTAGGACAGATTAATCAATGGCTTTCTTTGGTTGGGATTAAAGATGAAGATTTTATGAAAGAGTGTAATGCTTCTTATAAATTAAGTATTCGCTTTCAAGATTTTTATAAAAAAGGTGATGGAGGATTTCATTATCCTTTTGGTTTACCAGAAACATCTAATACAATAGCAGATTTTAATGATTGGTATTTTAAAAAAATAATGTACCCTAAGACTCCTGTGTCTGATTTTGCTGAATCTTATTATCCAACAATGGCTTTAGTTAATCAAAATAAAATCTTTGATTCAGGAAAAGAAAAAATAAATTTAGGTAGATATAATTTTAAACAAGATACAGGCTATCATTTTGACGCAACATTATTTGCTGAGTTTCTTCAAAAAAAATTTAAACAAATAAAAGGAACTATTATTGAGGACGATGTGGTCGATGTTAAAACTAATGAAGAAGGAATTAATTATCTACAAACAAGTAAGAATGGAAAATTAAAAGCAGATCTTTTTATAGATTGCACAGGTTTTAAATCTTTACTACTAGGCAAAACTTTAAAAGAGCCTTTTATAAGTTATGAAGATATCTTACCCAATAACTCAGCGTGGGCCACAAGAATACAATACAAAGATAAGAAAAAAGAATTAGTGCCATACACAAACTGCACCGCTATTGAAAATGGTTGGGTGTGGAATGTACCACTGTGGAGTAGGATGGGGACAGGTTATACTTATTCAGATAAATATATTTCAGATGAAGATGCTCTTAAAGAATTTAAAAAATATCTTAAAAGAGATGATTTAGATTTTAGAAATTTAAAAATGAAAGTAGGTATTCATAAAAGATTGTTTGTAAAAAACGTCTGTGCGATAGGGTTAGCTGCAGGGTTTATAGAACCATTAGAAGGTAATGGACTTTTATCTGTTCATGAATTTTTAATAAGATTAGTAAGAATTTTAGGTAGAGGAAGTATATCTAATTTTACAAAAGAACAATTTAATTTATCTTGTACAAATTCTTTCAGATACTTTGCAGAATTTGTTGCTATTCACTACGCTCTTTCTGCGCGAACTGACACTCCTTATTGGAAAGCAATTCAAAAAAGAGATTATAATTTAAAATCTTTCTATAAAACTACTGGCAGTATGTTTCAAGATTTAGTTTTTTGGAAATTTTCTAACTTCTCTTATTCTAATGATCACGGCGCGGCCTGTATATGCACAGGTATGAACTGGGGAGCTACGGATGAATTTGCTTTAAAATATGGTTTATATTTAAATGATCTTAGAGCCATGTACCCAAATTGGCAACAATCCGTTGTTAACTTAGAAAAAAGAAAACGAAGATGGGGTGATGCAATAAACCATTGTTTATCCTTGTATGATTTTCTTAATAAAAATATATATCATGAAACAAATAAATAATTTGCAAACATGCTCCTCTTAAAATTATTTCCTACTCCTGTTGTTGTTTTTGATTTTAAACCTTTAAGTGAAGAAGAAAAACATACTATAATTAATACACCTTCTTTTCATAATAAAAATACTTACCTAGAAAATGTTTCTTCTACTGATAAAAATATTCTAGAAAATAAAAAATTAAAACGACTTAGAGACGCTATACAAACATGTATTGATAGGTATAAAAATGAAGTTATGAGTTGTGACGAAGAATTGTATATGACTAATTCATGGGTTAATTTTTTACCTCCAGAACAAACACATCCCATGCATTATCATTCTAATAGTATTGTTTCAGGAGTTTATTATATAAAAACAGATGAGAAAACGCCTCATCTTGAACTTGAACACCCTAATACAAACTTATGGCGTTTAACTTGGAAAAGAAAAAAATTTAATCATGAAAATAATTTATCAACTTTTGTTAAAGCAAAGGATAACCGGTTGGTTTTATTTCCTTCTACTATTTGGCATAGTGTGGGTAAAAACTTATCTTCAGAAACAAGAATTTCAATATCTTTCAATACTTTTTTAAGAGGTAATCTTGGTTCTAATGATTATTTAGCGGAGTTGCCATTAAAATGAAACCTTTAGTAATAGATAATTTAATCCCAGAAGTATATCAAAATGAACTAAAACAAACGTTATCGCATATACCTTTGTATTATACATCAAGTATTGGATATGATGAAAATACTCCTCCTGCTGATGGAATTAAATTTTTAGATAATGTAGGTTTTAGTCATTCTTTAGTTATGCAAGGAAAAGAAAATTCTATAGAGTGGGGATTGTTTAGACCTATTTTATATTTTTTTGCAGAAAAAACAAATGTTTTTGTTAAACAAGTTTTGCGAGTACGGCTAAGATTTACCCTTCAACATCCTGAAAGAGAAAAATTTTTATTTAATAAACCTCATGTAGATTTGCCTGACTATAATGGACCTTATAAAACTCTAGTATATTACATAAATGATTCAGATGGAGATACTTTTATTTTTGATAAATTTTTTAACAAAGAAGATCCTGTGAATGTTTTAAAAGATATAGATAAAAAAATTATTTTACAACATACACCTAAACAGGGAAGTGCAGTTTATTTTGAAGGACATCAATACCATGCTGGCAATACTCCCATTAAATATAAACACAGGTATGTTATTAACTTTGATTTTACAATATGAACGATTTTAATATTAACAATTATAAAGTTATAAAAAAAGCTATCTCTAATGAGATGACTGATTTTATTTATGATTATATTTGTTTAAGAAGAAAAATAGCAAGTTATTTATTTAAAAATAAATTGATACCTCCTTTTACTCAACATTTTGGTTATTGGGGTGATGGACAAGTTGAAAATACTTATCATGTTTACGGAGATACAGTAATGGAAATACTTTTACTTAAAATAAGACCTTTAATAGAAAAACAAATAGAACAAAAATTAATTGAAATGTATTCTTATTGTAGAATATATAAAAAAGATGATGTTTTAGATCGACATAAAGACAGAGATTCTTGTGAAATTTCTACTACAATAAATTTAGGTGGTGATCCTTGGCCAATATATTTAAGTCCAAATGAAAATGTGGGGGTTGCGGAAGAAAATGGTGGAAAAAAAGGAATTACAAATGTAAGTAAAGCTAAAGGCATCAAAATAGATTTAAAACCAGGAGACATGTTAATATACAGAGGGTGTACTATTGAACATTGGAGAGAATCTTTTCAAGGCAACAACTGTGCTCAGGTATTTCTTCATTACAATATTAAAAATGAAAACTCAGAAAAAATTAAATATGATACAAGAAAATTTATAGGAGTACCTAAATTATGAGAACAATAACATCCGTTAATTCCGGTGAGGTATTTCCTTTTATTGTATCCGATAATTGGTATTCTCCTGAAGAAGAAAAATTAATTTGGAAAGAATTAGATTTTTATTATCGGCCAGATAATTTAGAATTAGCTTCTGATTTTTCAGCAAAAAAAGATGGAGTTACTTTAAGTAACAGTTGGAGAATGTATCCTGATGCTATGTTTACTGAAAATTATAAACACGTTTCTTCAATTATATCGTCTACAAAAAAGTTTCAAGATATAAAATTTCAAGATTTTATAAAAAAAGCTATGCCTCATGGTGTTCAATTTTGTCTTATGGATAAAAATTCTTCTATAGTCAGTTATTATGATAATGCTCATGAATATAAAACTCATCACGATAACCCTCAATTTACTGCTTTAATTTGGTTTTTTAAAGAACCTAAAAAATTTACAGGAGGAGATTTTATATTTACACAATCTAATGTAAATGTTAAATGTAAACATAACCGTATGGTATTGTTTCCAAGTTACTATTTACATAAAGTTACCCCGGTTCTTTTAGATAACGAATACAGAAATAAAGGACTAGGTAGATTTACTATTACTCATTTTTATTGGAGTCATTCTTGATGTATCATAAAGAATTTTTATTAGACCGAATATGTGATGAGTTTATAGATCTATATAAACGTAGTGATAATAGAAAACAGGTTTTTAATAACAAAAAAGTTTTAAGACTTTATGATTTAATTGCAGGAGAAGATGATGTAAAAAGAATGATTACTTTTATAAGCTATCATATTGCTAACGACTTTCCCACTAAACGTCTTTACGTTAAAAATATTGAAATTGTAGAATGGAATGAAGGTCAAAGTATGGATTGGCATAGAGATTATCCTTTTTATGAAGGCACTTCTATAATATTTTTAAATGATGATTATGAAGGTGGCGAATTAGTAACGGCTAATGATCCATCTGACGCTATGAAACATACAAGAAAAACACACTTTCCTAAAAAAGGAGCTGTTGTTAGTTTTTTAAATATGGTGTGGCACAAAGTTAACCCTGTTATTAAAGGAAAGAGACATACTTTAGCTGTTTGGTATGATTTACTTTAAAATCTTTTGAATTTACCAATAATCTGATATACTACCAAAATAGCCTTATCTTTATAGATATACGTATATGGTGTATAATCCAAGTATGCCATTAACAAAAGTACAGTTTGCACCAGGATTTAACAAACAAGCATCCGACTCAGGGGCTGAGAACCAATGGGTTGATGGGGACTTTGTAAGATTTAGATACGGAATGCCTGAAAAAATAGGTGGATGGCAAGAGATATTAAACAAAACACTTGTAGGCGCAGGTCGTGAATCTCATAGCTGGGCTGATTTAGATGGTAGAAGGTATCTAGCAATCGGCACAAATAAAATTTTATATATTTATGATGGTGATGACTATTATGATATAACCCCTTTAGATGCTGCATTAGCAAAAACAGGTTGTGATATAACGACTATAAACGGTTCAAGAACGGTTACAATTACAACACCCACGCCTCATGACCTAGAGCAAGGTGATCTTTTAACTTTTGACAATGCGGGGTCATTTACAGGAGGTCAAACAAGTTATACAGCTACTGACTTTGATGATGTGTTATTTGAAGTGCAATTAGCAGCGACTACTACAACTTTTACTATTTTAATGCCTACTGCTGAAACAGGAACTGGTGCAACAAACGACGGAACTCTTGATAGTAAACCTTATTACAAAATAGGACCTTTACAGCAAGCCTTTGGTTATGGATGGGGAACTGCATTATGGGGAGGATCTACTTGGGGGACAGCAAGAACAACTTCAAGTGCAATACTAGATCCTGGATCATGGTCTTTAGATAATTATGGAGAATTATTAATAGCTACTATCAAGAACGGATCTACTTTTTCATGGAATCCAAGTGATGGTACGGGTATTTCAACAAGAGCAGCTTTAATCTCTGGAGCACCTACTAGATCTGTGATGAGCATAGTATCTGATAGAGATCGACATTTAATTATTTTAGGAACCGAAACTACAATTGGTTCAGCAAGCACACAAGATAAAATGTTTATAAGGTTCTCGGATCAAGAAACTTTAACCGATTATGATGCAACTTCTACAAACACCGCAGGATCATTTAGAATTGATAGTGGTACTAAAATTGTAGGTGCTGCAAAAGCAAAAGATTATATATTAATTTTAACAGATACTTCTGCATACTTAATGCAATTTGTAGGTCCACCTTTCACATTTAGTATAAGACAAGTTGGATCTAATTGTGGTTGTGTAGGACAACATTCTTTAGTTTATGCTAATGGAGCTGTTTACTGGATTTCTGATTCAGGTGGATTTTTTATGTTTGATGGTACAGTTAAAGCTTTAGGATCTTTAGTTGAAGACTTTGTATTTCAAACAAACGATAATGCACCAGGTTTTAACTTTTCTAATGGTTCGGAACTTACTTATGCGGCACATAATAGTTTATTTTCTGAGATCTCTTGGTTTTATGCAACCAAAAACTCTGCATATGTAAATAGACAAGTTACTTATAATTATGCAGAAGGTACTTGGACTACAAGCACTTTAGCTAGAACAACATTTACAGATGCACATTTATTTGATGACCCAATCGCAACTGAATTTGATGTTAATTTGACACCAACTACACCAACCATTCAAGGTGTATCAAATGGTGCAAGTAGAGTATTTAGTCACGAATTAGGAACTAATGAAGTTTTTGCTGATGGAACTTCAAACGCTATTCCTGCTTTTATTACTTCAGGAGATTTTGATTTAGATGCTCAAGGTGATGGAGAATACTTTATAAAGCTTAGAAGATTTATACCTGATTTTAAATATATTAATGGTAATGCAAAAATTACAATAACAACTAGAGACTATCCCGCTCAAACACAAGGAAGCTCTCCACTAGGACCCTTTACAATTAACTCATCTACGAATAAAGTAGACACAAGAGCAAGAGCAAGACTTGCTGCAGTTAAAGTAGAAAATGATGGTTTAAATGAAAGCTGGAGATTTGGTCAATTTAGATTTGACATACAACCCGATGGAAGAAGATAATGGCTAAAGTACAAGTATTTTTACCTGAACCACCACAAGAGTTTAACACAGAAACTTTTAGACAAATAAATGCAGCAATTGAAACTTTACAAAATCAATTAAATACTTCTTATCAAGAAGAACAGAAAAATGAACAAAACACTTTTAACTATTTTATGTCATGACAATTAGATACAAAAGCGAAACATTTGATTTAACTACGACTAATTTAACTACTATTTTAACATGTCCTGCAGATGCGACTCTTCTTGTAAAAACAGTGCAGGCTAGTCATAAGGCCGGAGGAGGTGTGGTCTTAGATACTTATTTGCAAAAATCTGGTGGATCAGACGTTGAGATAAGTCATGCAACTTTGTCGGCACAATTTACAAATATGGTAAGTAATACTTTAAATATGGAAGCTAATGATATTTTAAAACTACAAGCGGGAACAGCTAATCAAATTACAGGTGCTGTAAGTTATGCATTAATAGATAGATCACAGGAAAATGGCTAGGAAGTTTAAAGATTTTATTGAAAGAGCTAAGCCTAAGAAGCGTCCTAGACGTCACACTAAGAGTCTTAACAAAAGTAAGAAAAGGTGTTATAAAAAATACAACAGACAAGGAAGAGGATAATGACACAAAAAACAGTAATTATTAATGGTGAAGAAGTACCAGTTATTCCTGCGAAAGCAGTAGAAGAAGTAAAGAACAAAAGAACAGGTAAAACCTATGCTAGCAAAGCTGATTTTGATGCTGATGTTGCTGATACCAACACTGACACTAGCGTGGATGATTTACAAATTAATCAGAAAATAACAGTTGCATCTATGAGTATTTTTGGTAAAACCAAAAAATAATGCAACCTGCAGGCGGTACAGAACTACAATTAAGTTATTTAAAAAAACACATTAATCAAGGTGTGCTTGATTCAGTTCAAATAACTACATCTATTCCTGAGAAAGAACCTTTAGATCCAATTAAATCAAATATACTTTGGATTAAAAATTCTTATGATCAACCAAACTTGGCACCCTGGTTTCAAAATAAAGATAACCATTCTAAATATGATTGGTATGTTTTTAATAGTCATTGGAGTTTTGAAAAATACAGATACTTTTTTAAAATACCTGAGGACAAATGCACTGTAATTAAAAATGCAATTGATTATGATGAGCTTCAATTAAAAACAGATTTTACACCTAAAACAAAAGTAAAGATGTGTTATATATCTACACCTTGGAGAGGATTAGAAGTAGCGTTAGCTGCAATGGATGCAATCAAAGATCCAGATATTACTTTAGATGTTTATTCAAGTACTAAAATTTACGGTAAGTCTTTTGAACAAAATAATGATGATCAGTATAAACCTTTATATGAAAAGGCTAAGTCTTTACCTAACGTAAATTACATGGGGTACTGTGATCATAAAGAATTAGTCGGAAAATTAAAAGATTATGATGTTAATTGTTTTCCTAGTATCTGGGAAGAAACTTTCTGTATATCTGCTATGGAATCACTAGCAGCAGGACAGATTTTAATAACCACGGATCTCGGAGCCTTACCAGAAACTTGTGCTGAGTTTCCTATCTACATACCTTATACACAAGATAAGCCTAAATTAGCTATTCAGTTAGCAGAATGTATTTTAAGAACTAAAGATATTTTAAAACAAGATTTAAGTCAGAGCCTTAAATTCCAACAAGAATATTACAAAAGATTTTATGATTGGAGATATATAGCAGGACATTGGGAAAACTTTTTGAAAGGAGCCATAAGTGTCAAAAGAAATAAATAAAAACCATGTAATGGTGTGCACACCTGTGCATTCAGATGTATCAATACATTTTATGAGAGCTTGTTTAGATTTACAGAAAGAATGTATTTTAAATAAAACTAAGATTACATTTCAATTGATGAAGTCTTCGCTTGTAACACAAGGTAGAAACTTACTTGCATCTTCTTTTCTTAATTCGGATGCAGATCAAATGCTTTTTATAGACTCTGATATTGAGTTTTCTACAAGATCTGTTTACAGACTATTCAATTCAAAACATGAGGTAAGTTTAATCCCTTATCCTATGAAACAAAAAACAGATAGTAAATTTAGGAAAGATTTTGAGTCTAGACCCGATGATGATATAAGCACAATGGGTATGCTGTTTCCAATCGAGTTACCAGATACTAAAAATATTACACCTGTTGACGGCTTTATTGAAGTTAAAAAAGGACCTACAGGAATGATGATGATTAAAAGGTCTGCATTTAATAAACTTATTGAACACTACAAAGAGTTAGTTATTAAACAAAAGACTATGATGAATGGTGAGCTAGTAGATAGACCTAATTATTACAACTTTTTCGATACATATTGGAGTCCTAAAGATAAAACATATATGGGCGAGGACTTCTTTTTTTGTAAGCTTTGGACATC